GGGTAGTATTGCAGTCAGTTCTTTTGGAGCAATATTATTAGCCCAAGGCATTTGGCTATTCCTACCATTTGCATTATAATGATTGAATGAAAATAGACGAACTAGAAAACAAAATGCCCCATCTATATTTGGATATGGATGGGGTCCAAGCTGATTTCTTTGGTGCTTGGGCAAAACGACATGGTCTTAAACATTACAAAGAAATACCACATCCCGAAGATGCTATCAACGAATTAGCACATAGTAGCCCAGAAGAAGTCTACAACTTTTTCCGTGATTTAGAACCATTACAAGGTGGACAACAAATCATTAGTTGGTTACATAAAAACAAGATTCCATTCACTGTATTAAGTGCCCCGTTGCGTGGTCCTTATGCTAGTAATAGTATCGAAGCCAAAAAAGATTGGCTAGATCAATATAATCCAGGTTCTAGCAACAATGCCATATTCACTAGTAAAAAATTCAAATACGCAAAGAACGGCAATGATGTTAATGTGTTAGTAGATGATTTTGGTAGATACTTAGATGGCTGGAATAATGCAGGTGGCATCGCAGTCAAACACGAAGATGGTAATACTAACCATACCATCAGTGAATTAGAAAAGATTTACGCCCCCTATCTAAACAGATAAGTAATGTATGTCTAAGAAAAATCCAGCAAAAAGTTACGATAGATATGAAGTTATCACACAGGAAGACCCTGAAACGGGCGATATGCTGATACCTATTCCTCCCCATCTACTAGCAGAATTAGGTTGGAAAGAAGGTGATGACGTTGATTTTTCAATCGATGAAAAAGGTAGGATAATACTTAAAAAACTATGAGCTATTCTATATACGATAACACAATGAATAATAATACGGTCACAGGACCTATTGATACCACAACAATATCAACTGGTCTATATTGGGGAATGAATGGCACAAGTGCTAGTCCAAGTTCCGGACATTCCGGACAAGTATATACATCAAACGGCACTAACAACAGTTGGATTACAGCGGCAGATCCAAACATTAAAGGTGCGTCAATTCAAGTTAAAGGTGATGCTGAGTTTGACGGAGAGATCACCGTTAAGGGCAAAAAATTGTCCGAAATGTTTGAAAAGATTGAAGAACGATTAGCAATTCTTCACCCGAATCCTGAACTAGAAGATAAATGGGATGAATTAAAAGAATTGTCTAAACGCTATAAAGAACTAGAGCAAGAAATCATAGAAAAAGAGAAAATGTGGGCAATATTAAAGAAGTGAAAAACTTGACAAATAATCCATATTTTGCTATAATAGATACTGTTTAATAACTATGACATATACACTATGACCATGCATCTAGCACATCCCGCACTATCTATGGGCGGTAAACGCAAAGGTAAAACTAAGTTTCGTAATAGCGCAGAAGCACAAAAAGCACGACAACTTGATGCCGAGTGGCGTGAATTGCAGGCTAAGTGGGGCGTTGAGGCAGAAGAAAAGAAGCGCAAACGTGCATTGGCGGCAGAGCCTTTGACATATAGTTTATCAGCACCTGCCGGACGTGAAACAAAACGTATTGCTAGTTTAGATACAGGTCATTCAGGTGCTGTTCGCACAAAAGAAATCCCACAATATACTGGTACTAAAATTCTTGGTATTGGCACTATGCACAAATCAAATGCTGTCCCTATCTTTTCCGACGAAGAGGCAAAGGCTATCAGTACTATGCGCAGAAATTAAAAAGGAGCTTAAAGCAAAAACATATGGCTAAAGAAGAAGGTTTAAGAATGGACGGTAAGGTAATCGATGTGTTGCCTAATGCCGTCTTTAGAGTTGTATTGAACAGTGGTCCAACTGTTACTGGTTATATATCTGGTAAGATGCGACAACACGATATTAAAATTCTACTAGGTGATATAGTAGAAATTGAATTTAGTCCCTACGATCTTACTAAAGGACGAATAGTAAGGCGACGTTAATGGCATTTTGTGTTACTAACGGATTTTTAGGATTTAGGTTACAAGGAAATCTATCATATAGTGACTATGATAACGAAGAACTATATTTAAAAAATCTAAAAGATAAACCTGATGACTGGTATTATCGAGATAAAGAAATAACTTATTCATACAATAATTTAGGACATCGTTCAAAAAATATTGAAGATGTTGATTTAGATAATTATATATTATTCACTGGTTGCAGTCACACAGAAGGTGTGGGATTAGAGTTAGACAAAACATATTCAAATATAGTAGCAACAGAACTAAAATGTGATTACTACAATTTAGCCTTAGGTGGTTCTGGTATAGATACAGTAATGCATAATCTTAACGTATGGCTACATACTATAAAAAAACAACCTAAACATATCATATTCCAGTGGCCAGATCCTAGTAGATTCCTAGCATATGAAAATGATGCGTTTCATATCCATGGATTATGGGAAAAAGATCCTAACATATTAAACTTCATTCTAGCCGGTGATGCTAACTATTATTTCACTGCTAGATACCAGTTAGCAAAAATCTTAATAGAATCTATGAATAACGTGACATTAGTTAATTTGGCGACTAATAATAACGAAGTTCACTTTAAAAGATATGATTTCGCTAGAGATGGATTACATTTTGGAATAGAATCTAATAGAATTCTAGCTGATATATTATTAGAAAAAATACAACAAATAGAAAAAATAGGCTAAATAATAGTATGAATTTAAAAATTACAGAATCAGCAGTCTCTAGGATGAATGAATTGTTAGCCGAAGAAGGTCTAACAGAACAGACCAAAGTTAGAGTTTTCGTACAGGGCGGTGGTTGCTCTGGTATGGAATATGGCTTTACTTTCTCGGATGAGAAAAACGAAGATGATTGGGAAGTCGAAGCCGGATCGTCAACAATATTAGTTGACAGTATGTCAGCACAATACTTAGCTAGCGCAGAAATCGATTATATCGAAGATTTATCCGGTGCTAGATTCAAAATAAACAACCCAAACGCACAAACTACTTGCGGTTGCGGGAGCAGTTTTAGCCCATTCTGACGATTAGACATTTAGTCCTATTCTGATAAATACAGAATAAGGACTTAAAATGGCTATTACGGGCATACAAATCATAGCGATAGGCGCACCAAATGAATCGACCGGCAGTGATTCATTAATTACAGCCTTCACTAAAACCAAAGACAATTTCACTACACTATTCAATAACGCTAGTCCGTATAATACCTTTACGGGAAATGGCGTAACATTGACGGCAAATGCTACTGCCGGCACATTAAATATTGATAATACAGGTGTATTGAGTTTAACTGCAGGCGATAGTAGTATCATCCTATCAGAACCTACTCCTGGAAATATCATTATTACTGCGTCTAGCGGTGGTAACGGAGGAGGAGTTAGTAGTGTAGGTATAACTTCTAGTACACTAACTGTAACAAATACCCCAATAATAAGTTCTGGTAACATCGTATTAAACTTACCCACAACTGGTATTATTGCAGGACAATATACAAACCCAACTGTGACAGTAGATACGTATGGTAGAGTAACCAACATTGCTAATAATACTGTTTCAGGAACTGTTACTAGCGTAGGGATTACACCGGGCGCAGGTATATTAGTCACTAATAGTCCAATCACAACCTCAGGTAATATTACTGTTACTAATACAGGTGTTACTAGAATCAGTGCAGGAACTGGTATAAGTGTAAGCGGTAGTAACGGCAATGTCACCATCTCTACTACAACGTCAGGCGGAACCGTAACAGGCGTGACGATTGCAAGTAATAATTTAACAGTATCCGGTGGAACTATTACAACATCAGGAACGATATCAGTTGATTTACCAAGTGCTATAACTATTGCAGGTAACTTAACTTCAGGTAATGTGTTATCTAATGGCAGAATGCTACTTAACGGCAGTGAAGATTTAGCCGCTTCTGCTGCCGCGAATCTATTAGTAACCGCAAGTTACTTTACAACAACTACAGCCGAAACTGCTACACTTGCAGCCGGAACTAATGGTCAAATCAAAACATTTATGATGGTTGGTGATGGTGGTGATATGGTTATCACAGTCACTAATGCTGGATGGAAGTCAAGTGGCACGGGCACAATGACATTCGATACCATTGGCGACAGTTGCACATTACAATATATAGCAAGTAAATGGTTCTGCATCGGCAATAACGGTGTAGTATTCGCATAAGAATTTAGGAAATAAAAATGACAACAGTTAAAATTACAGAACTTACAGACATTGGCGCAAACTTAGCAACATCTACCGTTGTTCCAGTTGTTAATATGGCAGGCACGCCAACAACACAAAAAACAAATATAGGCAATATTGCTAATCTGATATTAGAAGGAGCAGGGGTTGATTATCCAGAAGCTTCAGTAGCGTTACTTGCACAAACAGTAAGCAATGCGGCACAGCCAAATATTACAAGCGTCGGTACATTAACTACATTAGCAGTTTCAGGTAACGCAACTGTTAACGGAAATTTAACTAGTAACGGTACCGCATACTTAGGAAACATCAGCACGACAGGTGCTGCCAGTATTACAACATTATCAGTAGGCTCTAGTGCTAATTTAGGTGGTGTAGCTAACGTTACTATTACTGGTGGTACTGATGGTTATGTTCTTCAAACGGATGGTGCAGGTAATCTATCTTGGACAGCACAAACGGGCGGTAGTGGTAACGCTACACCTGGTGGTAGTAATACACAAATTCAATTTAATGATGCCGGATCATTTGCCGGTAACAGTGGTTTTACATTTAATAAAACAACAGGTGTATTAACTTCTCCTTTCTTGGCTGGTGACGGTAGCAATATCACCAACATTATAGCAGGTAACCCATTCAACCAAGAACTAAACACAACTGACAATGTTCAATTTGCTAATGTGACAAGCACTGAGGCTATAAAATTCAATAATGCAGGAAACATTGTTGGTGCTTTAGGTTACGCCCCTACTTTTGTTAGCATTGAAGGTTACGGTAGCAACTCAGTTAACATCACTACAAATGACGTTAATACTTGGACTTTCAATGGTAATGGTACATTATCATTCCCAGGAAACGTAGCAGGTGAATCAGGCAATGTTCTCATTGATTCAGCCGATGATAACTTTGAGGTCCGTGGAGCGCAAGCCGTAAACTTTGAAGCAAATACAGTAGTCAACATTTACACTGATACTAGCAACAGTGCATATCAATGGCAGTTCGGCGATGATGGCAATCTAACACTGCCAGGCAACACTTTTGCTGTTAACTATGCTAACGGAGCACAAGTAAACATCAGCGGTGGTGGGGCAAATCTAGGTAACTTAGAAGTTACTGGTACTACTATTAGTATAGCAAATGGCGCAAGTCAAAGTTCAATTTTAGTAGGCAATGGCCCAGCTGGTTTAACATTAGGTCTTGATAGTGTGGGGCCTGCGTATTTGAATCTATATGCTAACACATATGACACTCAAACATATAGCACAGGTTCTGGTTATACGACTGGTACATATACAGCAAGTGTTGGCGGTGGTACTATTACACTAACCGACGCAACACTTATTGAAACTTACCTAAATAGTATATCAAAGCCTGCTACTATCACATCACTTGTAATCAATGGCACAGATACAGTTCCATACGATGGTGCAAGTTACGGTGGTGGCACAGTAAATCTCAGCACAACTACAGCGCCCGGTGTTGATCCAACTACTGTTACAAGTATTCTATTCAATGTCACATATCAAAATCAATTCTTGATTGATGAAGATAACGGTGATTACGGAATCTACTTAGGTGATCTAAACTTTGATATTCAAAGCACCCGAGATGTGAATATTACTGCCGGTGACGATTTGAGATTAGAAGCGACAGATATATTTTCATTGACCAATAATGGTGATATTTCATTCACAACTAATGCTAACAGTAGTTCATTTAGTTGGGCTTTTCATAATACGGGTGTTACATATTTCCCAACATTAACTGTAGATTTACACAATGGTGGAAATCAATCAGGTCAAGTATTACAGTTCGGAGATGATACACAACAAGTTATCATTACTGGACCAACTCCGCCGGGAATAGATGTTAACGCACAACGACTAATCATTCAAGGTCAGAGAGCCCAAGGTGCAGGCGAAGGTGGTGATGTTTACTTCTGGGCTGGTGATGCTGATAATTACGGTGGCGACATTAAGATTTACGCAGGTGATGCTGATAATCCATCAGCAGGCTACGGCGGATATGTAAATATTGAAGGCGGTAGTGGCTTTGATGAAGGTGGTTATGTAAGAATGACCGGCGGTCAAAGTAGTAATGGCGCAGGTGCCCCTGCGAGTGTAATCGGTGGTTACGGTAACACATCGGGTGGTGACGCCAATTTACAAGGTGGTCAGGGCACCGTTGCTGGTGGTAATGTTAACCTTACAGCAGGTTACGGTGGTGGCGGACCTGGTGGTAATGTTACTATCGTAGGCGGTGGCTCTGCTAACGGTCTATCAGAATACGGCAATATCAACTTAACGGCAGGCGCAAGTAGTTGGGTATTCGGTAATGATGGTAACTTAACACTTCCTTCAAATAATTTTGATGTGAAATATGCTAACGGTGATCCAGTTGTATTTGGATCAGCCGCAATCGGTAATGTTACATTTGATAATGTTACGGTTCAGGGTGTTAATCAATTAAATCTAAGTGCTGGTCCTGACTATACTGCTAACTTAGCATATCTACAACTTCGTGCAGGAGATATACCAAGTCACATTCACTTAGATACAGGCGACAATGCCGCGTATGATTTGATTATTGGTAATGATGATAAGTTTGTTCAAGTAAGTAGCACCGGTAATATCATTATGAGTTCATATGATAGTGGTAATGCCGTATCATATGCGATGACATTGGACACTACCGGCAATTTGACACTACCAGGTGGTAACATTAATCTTCAACCGGATGAAGGTTTCCTAAGCATTAACACAGTGTTTGGCGGCTCAATATCTATGGATGATGGCGCTGGCAATACGGGTGCCATTGGTATTGAAAGTAATGGTAGTGGTTATATCAACATTGACAATGGTAGTGGTGCAAAACTTTGGAACTTTTATCCTGATGGCAACTTAACAACACCAGGTAGTATTCTTCCAGGAACTGCAAATACGTTTGATATCGGTGATGGTACTAATTATTTCCGTGACGCATACTTTAGCAATAACGTAGTTGCTGAGTCATTTACAACAACCGATGGTGGAATAACTCACAGTGGTACAGCAGTAGGTATTAACGCAAACGCAAGTAAGGATGTATATATAGTTGCTGACGGTGGAAATACAAGTTGGACTTTTGATACTGCAGGTAATCTAACATTACCGGGTAATACTTTTGCTGTCAATTACGCTAACGGTACTCAAGTGTCCTTAGGTGGTAGTTCTAACATCAGTAACGGTACAAGCAATGTTGATATCGCATCTTCAGGTGGTAATGTAACTGTTAGCGTTGGTGGTACAAGCAATGTAATCGTAGCAACTACTACAGGTGCTAATGTTACAGGTACATTGACTACTACAGGTAAGATTGGTTACGCTAACGGTGGCACAGTCACACAAACTGGTACAGGTCAAGGTGTTACATTAAACCAACTAACTGGTCAGATTACTCTAGCAAAGAGTTCTTGGACGGCAGGTGACTTAGAGATATTCAATGTAAACTGTAACAAGGTTGGTACATACGATTATGTTATGGCACAGGTTATCAATGGCAGTGAGTCTACATTCTTTAATGTAGTGGCTTTCCCTTATGTTCCATTAGCAAACACTTTCCAAATACAAGTTAGAGCAATGGAAAATACAACAAGCACTCCGTTGGTTCAGTTCTTGATTATGAAGGCTGCGATAAGTTAATAAATAATAGTAATTCAAGGGATAACAAATGGCAATAGTAATAGAAGGTGGAATTAGTATAGGGCCCGGTATTGATATTGGTGACGGTAGTGGCCCGGGACCAAGTCCAAGTCCCGGTGTAGACAATGTGCTTGGTTATAGTGAGATGCCCCCACCTGTAACAGCAGGTGGCACACTAGAAGATCCTACTGCCACAGTTAATGGTTCAACAGGGTTTACAATCAATGATGATACTAAAACCGGTATTGCTATATCAGGTATAACTTCAAGTAATCAAGCCTGGTTAGCCGCTAACTACACAGTTGTGCCGGGAATATACAATGTTACTTGGGGTCCAGGAAGCACAGTAGCAAGTAGTTCAATCAATGTTGTTACAGTGCCAGGAAGTTGGCCAGGTGGACCTTTCGTATTCTTTGTTCAAGGTCAATCAGGTGCCGCAACATACAATTATCCATTCACATTTAGCACTTAAGGAAATAATATGAACTTACAACAAGAACCAAAACCAACTGATCCAGACTTCTGGCAGAAGATGAGAGCTAAGTTACCTGAATGAAACAAGATCCTCGCACAATAATAAACACAAATGAGGATCATACTTTTGTTAAGCCTGCCGACAAAAAAGTAGTAAGTAGGACACTTGATGACAAGTTTAGTTTTCAGTGGCAACCTGATAAATTAGACACAAGAGATTATAAATATACAGTAACACAAAAAGTTAGTCCCAATATTGTTGATTTAAGAAGTTATTGCAGTCCAATTGAAAATCAAGGTAGTCTTGGTAGTTGTACCGGTCAAGCAATTGCAGGTGCGATAGAATTACTGAACAAGCGCAGTAGAAAGCCTACTGATGTAAGTAGATTGTTTATCTATTATTATGAAAGACTATTGCTAGGAACTGTTAACTATGATAGCGGTGCATACATTCGTGATGGTATCAAAGCAACAAATCATTATGGTACAAGTTTAGAAAGTTATTGGCCATATGATATTAGAAAGTTTAAGCAAGAACCAATAACCGAAGCAAAGACTGATGCATTGAAACGTAAAGTAACACGATACGAACGTGTAGAAAACTTCAACGGATGTATCGATGCACTGTCAAATGGTTTTCCAGTTATTATGGGTTTTCACGTATATACTAGTTTTATGTCGGCAAGTGTCGCTAGAACAGGCAATATGCCTTATCCAAATACTAAGCGTGAAAGATTATTAGGTGGTCACGCTGTCTTGCTTGTAGGATATGACAAACGTAAAAAAGTTTTTATTGCACGAAACAGTTGGGGCACTAGTTGGGGTGATAGAGGTTATTTCTATATGCCATTCAATGTAGTTAACCCTAGTATGAGTAGTGACTATTGGATTATTAAATCAGTTAACAACCCATAAAAAAGCCCCTTAAGGGGCTTTTTTAATTCATCTTTTCTAACATATAGTTTGTGAATTTACTTTCACACATTGCTGGAATCTCAACAAACGGATCTTCAAGAAAGAAGGGACAACCATTTTTCCATTTTCCATTTTGTTTAAAGAATTTGAACTCTTGCAAATCATCTTTATTTGAAGGGTCAAACTCTCTACGAGGATTAAACGAGCGACGGAATGTAGATAGATTCATATTCATAGTTTAAAGGGCCTGAGCCCTGTTGATTAAAGGGGTGCGTCTTCAACTGCGGCCAAAATGTCTTCTGCGGACACTTCAGACTTTTTAGCACGTGCCTTAATTGCATCAATGCTTGGCTTAGTTGCTTTAACTTTAACAGTGCCTTTACTTGCTTCTTTAGACTTATCAGCAAGTGTGTCAGCAATAGTTGCCTGATCTGCCGCACTAGCGAACTCAGGAAGTGTTGCAAGATATTTAAGTGCTTCAACCTTAGTCATCTCTGAGGGCAATTCAACGAAGTCACAACGAGTGGCTCCGCCCTTAGTGAATTGTTTGATACGACGGACCATATCGTCAGTGAAACGCACTTTAGCGTTACCGTTGTGAATTGTGATACCAGCGACTTTGAAAGTTTGATTAGAATTAGCCATTTTGATTTCCTTTAAATAAAAGCTAAGTTTAAAAAATGTGCTGATAAATTCTCAGCACTGTTATAATGATAACACAAACGGACATTATTGTCAACCATTGTGTTACCCATTATTTGATTCATTGAAAAATGTACGGAGTGTCCCATTTGCCAATGTTTACATCAACATAATAGGCAGTGTTGAAGTAGTCAATCATTGCATTGGATTCGTCATACCAATCGGCCGACTTCAAAGCCTTGAATGCTTCGGTCAAGAATTCCTTAGCCTTACCATCATAGTGATCTTGAAACCAGTAAGGATTTACCTGATCATATCCAGTAGTATTGGGTTTAAACCCACGTTGCACCTGATAAAAATCATTACCACAAACACGATTGCTATTACCAATAAAGTCAATGGCACCTGACTTGAGGGTCAACACAATGCTAGAATGATTACGGACACTCAGTGAACCTTTAACTTTGTACTTAGCCAAGATTGGCTTGAGAGCTTGAGCAATTTTTTGTTTGCGTTCTTGATTCATATAAGCCATTTTGTAGTCCTTTATTTAACTGTCTAAGATTCTATTATAGTCCCAAATCCAATTATTGTCAACCTTTTTACGAATTAATTGTCCTAAAAGGACTCAATTCCTCAGATTGGCCTTCGATAGTTTCAATCACATCATAGACAAAAACTACCGGAACGTCAAGAACCGCGGAGATTGTTGCTGGATGTGTTCCTTTTTCAAGCATATCCTCAATCTCGGTATATAGTTCTGCTACTTTACTCATTTTGAATTACTCACATTAGATTTAAAAACGCCACCAAGAATAATAATTGCCGCCCAAGTTTCCAAACTATAAGGAATTGCGAGAGCCGGAAACAATACATTCATTGACCAAATAGTCAATAGGGGACCAATAGCAATAAGTGCAATTACTGCCATCACAATCAAAAAGTATTTCATACCACCTCCAACATATTAGCGGGCACTCTCCAAGTAGAAAAAGCAGTTCCGGCTTCATTTACAAGGATATACTTACGATTGATTTTCTTAACAGTGCCTGAAATGACACCGCGAGTTGAGCTTTTGAACTTCACGACGGATCCAATTGACAATGCCATTTTATTTCGTGCAACCAGTTGGGCACGTGCAAATCGAATCGCATCATTGATGCTATTCAATTGTTCGTTAGTGTAGTCACCGTGCATAATAGCACTATTAATTTCTTTGATGTTCATACAAACTCCTTTTGACTGAATAAGACTCTATTATAGACCCAAAACGATTTATTGTCAACCTTTAAACAAGATTCACCTGCACATCGTGATTGACCGCTTGGAATGAACTACGAGTTCCGTAGCCAGTTGGGATATCTTTACGACCCAAACTCTTGCATAAGTCACGGTCGCATTGTAAATGTTGCAGTGCAGAAAGAACTGCAACACGGTGTGAGCTAGTAGCAAAGTTCTCAATATCAGAAACTTTACAATACATACCAAATCCGTCAATCATAAAACGAATTTTTTGACTGTTATTCATACCGGGGATAATTTGTTGTTTACGCATTTTAGTCCTTTAGTTAACTGTCTATGTATGTATTGTATACCCAAATTGATTTATTGTCAACCTTTTATTTGGTGACCTTTTCCATAGCCTTTTCCATATCCTCAAGATGCTTGCGATACTGGATGCGACCAAGATTGATGGTATACATCACGTAAGCCAAAATAGCGATACCGAATGAGATTCCAATATATGGAATTGCTGTTGCTGGAATTACAGTAAGCAAATAAACGGTTGTACAGGCTGCGATTGTAGCAAGTGCAAGTTCTTTTGCTGTTTGGGCGACGGCTTCAGTTTTATCTGACATATTGAATTTCCTTTCTAAGTTTCAATACAAGTATTGTAGCACCAACACCATTTATTGTCAACCTTTTTACATATTTTTCAATAAGTGGGCGGTCAAGTCTGGGCCACCGATCAATACGCATTGATTGGTGTATTTTAAGTATCCGGTATCATCACGATACTTGGATAGTAGATTAACCACACGGACTTGTTTGGGTGTGATTTTAATGACCTTACCAACATACAGTTGGTTATGATGAGTGAATGCGACCGCATCATCCAAGTTAACTGCACGACCTAATAGGTCAAGGTGATCGTTAGTAGTCATTTTTGTTTTTATGCTTGGGGTTGCGGTTGTAATCACCTTTTTTAGATTTTACAACCTTAGGTTTGAACGGAGTGTTCTCACAAAATAGAACACGATGGGCCCTGTGTTTGGGCTCTTTAACGGTGAAAGATAATAGTTCCTTTTTCATAATACCCATAGTATAGCACGAGTATTATTTATTGTCAAGTTCTATTTTTATCTGGTTTAATACACTATCCCATTTGCCATCAGATTGTCTAAACAACTTCATACAGGAGTAAAATGGACTATCGTTACGATTCATAAACCAACGCCAATCACAACCATAATCACTTAGCATAACCCAAGTGGGTATACCCATTGAACCACTTAGATGAGGTATGACTGTATCAATTGATATCACTAAATCCATTTGGCTAATTAGTCCAGCTGTGTTGTAAAACCCAACCAAGTCACTATGGAATGTTTTAACATTGTACTTAGATAGTAATTCTAAAATATGTTCGTCTACTTCATATGACAAGCTTACAAACTCATATTCATCACTTACTATTGACAATAATTGTTCTAGTTCAATTCTACGGAAGCGTGATATAAATGCAATCTTGTTTGGACTCCAGAGCAATCCAATACGTTTCTTTGTCTTAGGTCCTAACTTCTCTTTCCAAGATTGTTTTAAACTTTGATCTACATCTAAATATGCCGTATTGTAGGGAATTGTGTCAATAGTTGTGCTGAAGCATTTAGGTAGATCCATCATTGCCACGTGATAATGATATGGTGGAATTTGTTCATCTGCATTTAGTACAGTCATATCAGGCAAATTAAATTTGAACAAATCATAAAGTTGCGGTTTAGTTATCAATATAACAGTAGCACCTTTATCTTTTAATAATTTAGCAAAACGAACGAACTGAATACTATCACCAAAACCTTGTTCATAATATACTAAAACAATTTTACCTACAATGTCTTGTGAACCATCATACTCAGGACCTTGTAGTTGTGGCTTGAAACTAACATCACTTTGATAATACCAACGTGCGTGATACTTCTTCCAACCTTCAATCAAATCACCTTTCATTAAATGACTTACTGATTCGTTTAATTCATAATTTACGTGGCCAGGATGTAATGTTTGTGCTATTTGTAAAAAGGGAATAGCTAATTCTGGTAAACCAAATTCACGCAGTGTGTTGCCGTAATTGCTATATGCAGTTGAATGCTTAGGGTCTAACGCAAACGTGTGTGCGAAGGTTATAAGTGCTTCTCTGTATCTACCTAAACTACGTAATGCAGTACCGCGACTTAACCAACTTTCTACGTAGTTATGCTGACAAGGTAATTCAAAACATTGTAATGCTTCTTCATCTTGTCCTAATTGACATAAAGTGATGCCAAGGTTATGCCATACTATGTAATTAGTAGGCTCTTGCTCTAAGAATCTTCTGTAACATTCACTGGCTTCATAATATTCTTTAGCCATATAATGAATGTTACCTTGTTCAAAATCATTCATTCTATTGTAAAATTAACTTGCTTAACTTTCTTAATGGTGAAGCTACGCCATTCATTCTTTTCTAAATCAAATACACGCATTGATGTAGTTGACTCTTTACGAGGCTTTGCGTCCTCTTTGATTTCAACCTTAGGTAATTGAGATGGTACTAATGTGCATTTCATTACACGTTCAGTTCCGTCCGATTTAGTGAATGTTACAATACCTTCGCTTACTGTTAGCATACCTTTAAGCCATTTAGTAAACTTGTCCCAATCTTTATCAGTCCAATCAGCCGTTATGTTCATCACTTTTCTCCGTTTTTAAACAACCAAATACAATCCAAGGAATCAATGCAAAGTATGGAATCAAAATAGTTCCTGCGAACCATGGATTAATTCCTGCGTTTCTACAACGTCTTGCAGTAGTTGCTAAGACTACCCAAGTTAGTGCAACAACGCCTCCTACAATTAACAATCCGCCTACTACTGCACCTAGGATTCCTCCTAATGTGAATAGTGCGCCTACAATCAATACAGGAATCAATAGCAAGTATGCGATGATGTTAACACCCCAATATTCGCTACGAGTGGCTGAACCGTGAAAATCAAAGTATTTTAAATATTTTTCCATTATGTTATCATTCTAAAAAGTGCTACGCTATCAATAGTTACCAACAACAAATAGTTGGCTAACATTCCTAAACTTTTACGTGTCCAAGCCGCCCATGCAAAGATTGCACATTGCAGAATAAACAACGGATAAAGAATTAAGAAAGGGGGAGTTGGTACTGTAAGCATCATTGTAAAGGCACATCCAATACTTAAGAACCAAGCTAGTATTTCTAAAAAACACCTAAGAGGATTAGATCGCCAATCCTCTTTAATCCAATTACTTACACCATATAATATTTCAGTCATTTCAGTCAAGAGTTCCGTTGACTTTATATTTGTCAATTACTTCTTGTAAAAGAATTTCTACCATTTTATTTAATGTGATATCACGTTTATGTGCTTCTAACGCCAAATGGAGAATCACATCTTCTTCCAAATCTAATTCAACTTCAACACGGTTATCATTCGTCATCATCTTCTTTCAGTAATTGTTTACATTGATCAATAATTTGTTTTGGCATATCTTGTTGATTGCGCAACACCAGCTCACACTTATCTTCAAGTGTGATAGTCGGTTGTGTTGTATCATCGTCAGCCGATACTAACCAATATAATAACACAACTACTACTATCAATACAATTAATTCGGAGATTTTCATACCCTTATTTAGTATGTTATATCTCCACAATATAATATTGACTGAGGGGATAATTTTCGTGCAACCACTCTAACATCCCTTCTTCGTATGGAAGAACCACTGACTTGTATTTGTTAGTTATGTATTTCACGTTTGACCCTGCCAATGCGACTAGCTTTGTTCCAATCGTAGGTAACTCCGTCTGGGCACTTACCATCACGAACACTATCCACACCAAACATTCCTACAATTTCTGTAGTGCCGTCGGTGATGGTCACAAACTCATCAACATATTTTGCCATCTCCATTGCAATGGTAAGATCAGGTGATTTACCTCTAACGTGACCTTCACTATCTTTTACTAACCACATGTTAATCCTTTACGCAACTAACCAATCGTTATTGTCTTTCAATTCGATTGATTCATTACCATCATAATCATTTACTCTAAACAATGTGCCTTCTGGTATCCATGCTACTCTCAGATCGTCTAAACCACCTGAGTATATATCCGGATACTTTAATGCTACATATGTTTTTAACTCAGCCCACTTTTCTTTTTCAACAAACTTTACGATTGCCGGGTCAAAAAGTATTTCAGGTGTATCAGTGTTCCATGTATACCACCCGGCACCAAAGCCGGGTGAATACAATACTGCTACTTTTCCATTTTTACTTAATTTGTTCATTTCTAGAACCCATCTTTCAAAAGAATTGCTAGACCCATTACAATGACGGGCATCATTACAATAACCAAATTACTAATTGCTTGCATTATTTTACTCCTTACCAACGGTTTGCGTTATCAATTTCTTCTTGGGTGAATTGTCCACCACTACGGTCTGGGTTGTCACGCCACGATTGTTCTACATCCTTTGCGACACAAGATTCTACATCCTGCAAGATACGCTTGAGTTCGTCAATGTTGACTTCTAGAAACTCTGCTACTGCTGACGAAACACCAGTTTGGTCATATTTCTTACGCAACTCAGCAAGATACTTTTCCTTGCCCTTGATTGTGTTACGCAGATTAGAGGCTACGGTTTGGATGTTCATTCTTCAACTCCAAAATGTTCTTTAATCTCATTCGCAACTTGTGGCCTAGTAGTATATTCTACAGTACAATCCAATACTGTATCAATACATTCCTTCACAATCAACTCGGCGAACTTTTCCAAATTTACCGTAGCAGGGTCAATATAGTCCGGTGGAGGAGGAAGGAAATACCCGCGAAAAGCCTTATAGTTCGGATTGCCTCCAGCCTGTTCAGCAAGTTCTCTAATTCGTTCGTTCATACCGAAACTCCGAAATGTTCTTCAATATATGCCGCAGCCTTGAGTTGACCAGCATACAACGCATCATTCATACCACGATTATAGCATTGATCCAAGCATTCCTTAACAATCAACTCGGCGAACTTTTCCAAACCTTCTGGAGGGTCAAATGTAATGTATGCTTCTGGGTTGACAACATCATTTTCAAGTCGTTGCCAAAATTCTGCACCGGCCTGTTCAGCAAGTTCTAGAATTCGTTCATTCATTCTTCAACTCCGAAATGTTTCTTAATCATTTTTTGTTGTGGGTTATACGGTAAACTTGTTTCTAACAAGTCAGCACACTCTCGCACAATCAACTCGGCGAACTTTTTGTTGTATTCTTTCAACCAAACCGAATCAGGACCTTCGGCATAAGTTGCGTCGGCTACCAAATGGGCTTGTTTAGACATTTCTTTAATAATCCGTTCGTTCATTTTTCAACTCCTTAAGTAAATGCACCGGACTTTTCTTTTGCACCGGCTACTTTTTCACATTCACATTCCCACATATAAAACGATTCATAGTAGCCCCTAAAGTGTCGTGGGTGCATTTCCACTTTACAATAAGGGCATACTGGCATTACTACCTCTTTAGCTTCTACTGTCATAATCTCTCCTTAAAAACTAAATTCACGAACCCATTCAAAACGAGTGCTAGCAGGCACCCAACGGAACTGGCTTTTTTTGCGTTCGGCTTGTTCAAAGTCAAAGCAGACCATAACCCAACCACGCTCGGTACTGAACCCAACTCGGTCAGCGGTACGAACCACTTCAACAACTCTGCCTTCCATTTTTGCTACAGTAGTCATTACTTAACTCCAAATGTGTTCAATGCTGGTTGCATTGTATTAATCAATTCTGTCTCACGTGCGTGAGCAGGACGCTTGCCTCGAATAACTTCTAATGTACCGAATACAAATCGTTCGGCACCTCGTTCACGTAAGGCACGTGACAAACCCCAATCTTTGTTTTCAGTCATAGCACGTTGCATATGTTTTTGCATACGACGGCGTAATGTTTTAAAGACATTACCTTTGAATGAAAGTGCAGTCAAACCAATGTAGTACTCAAGTGTTACTGTATCTTGGATATAGTAAATTACTTGATTTCTATCAGTTCTACGCTTACGGACGATTTTTGAGTTCATAAGTGTATTATACACCCAAACTGATTATTAGTCAAGTTTGGGTTTGTAGTACTTTAGACTTTACCTTCGTAGTCTGCTCTCACATACCACTCGGGGACATAATCTTTGTTATTGTGTTCTTTGTTGTAGTTGATAGCCCATTGACGGGCTTCTTCCTCATTATCAAAATACTTTGTATCCCAATGCTTCTGACCACTGAACCGATCATACTCGGTTAAAACAACTTTGAATAGGGCTTTGTTCAGTCTGACTTCTGCCATTTTGTAGTCCTTTCTCGGGGGTTATTAACTACTGTATAGACAGTTTATCATAGGGCCCATTTATTGTCAAATATTGGTAAAAATCGCTAGAAGTGTATCAGTATGAATCCCTGAATATTCTAGCGATTTTGAAGCCCCTGAGGGGCAAAAATGAGTACTTTTGTTTCTTAAAAATGTAGTACTTTAGTGTACTACTTCCCCTAGGCTTGTATTCATATAAGTTTTGATTTCTTTGCGCAAGTCTTTTTCAGTATATCCTAAATCGGCTAATTCTTGTATTAATGCTACAAATAATCCGTGAGTTGCAATACCGGAAATATATTCAGGATCATCATTATCATTTTCAAATTCATCTAATAATGGTAATAATGTTTCATATATAAAATCACAAGCCATTAACGCACTATTTTCTATTTGTTCTACTTCTTCAGCAGTATCAACCATTTTAGTTTCTTTTGACATATTATTCACCTGTTTTAGTATATTCATAATTAACGGTTTCTATATTCTCACGGAATATAATAGCACCATTTTTTAAATGAAATCTTCTTGCCATTTCTGTTTTAGGACTTAATGTTACAAATCTATTTACACTTGGATATTGTTCCTGAATACCTTTTACGGCTTGAATTAATAAATCACGGCCTTTACCTGCTTTATAACTCCATATAGTATAAAATACTGCAGTAGTTGGCACTTCGGAGGTATTAGACAAATCATCTACTCCGGCTGGAACAAAATCGTGAAAACTAACACATACCATTGCTTCAGGGTCATCTTCATTATTAGCTAATGCGGCAACCATTCTACCATTACTAACTCTAAAGTCAGCAGGTATTTCTGGTCTTACTGGATCGTCTTTAATAAACGATAATAATTTGTGTGTTAGGTCTGTGATGAAGTGTAGCATATAGGTGTTCTCTTTTGTGTATTTATACAATATTGTAAATATACGAGTATTTAGTTTAACCACTAAATATGATTATGTCAAAAATATTACGATGGGAAACTGGACTAAGTGGGTATAAAAAACACACGTTAGAAAGTAACCATTTTACTACAGAATTGACTGAATGTCAATTTGAAAAGGGCAGAAATATTGATAATATTTTTCTTGACCATTTAGTTAATAGACAAACATCCACAGTTGAAATATTATTCAGTGGCGGGACAGATAGTGAATTGGTACTTATGTCCTGTTTACGTAACAAAATCCCAGTTGAAGTAATGACTATGGTAATACAATTTAAGGGTATATCCATAAACATTACTGACTTATATTATTCAGAGAAATTTTGTAGGGAAAATAATATAAAACAAAATCTATTCTACTTAGATGCTGAATGGTTATTCGATAGTGGTAAATATTTAGACTATCTATTACCTTATAATATAAGAGAACCTCACGTAGCTAGCCATTTTTGGTTAATTGAGCAATGTAATAATTACCCTATATTAGGTGGTGATTGGCCTTGGTATCAAAAACATAAAAATGTTTTATCCCCCTTTAGATTAGCATATTCTAACTATGAACGA